GTACAATAACGTCTGGCTTCTTATCAACAGCGTATTGACCAGCCCAGCGCAAGTGCTCTATAGGCTGCTCTGGCTTCACTTGTGTGTCTGGTATCACTAGATGCTTAGTCATTTCTTCTTTCTCCTCTTGCGTTCCACCGCTGTCTTTTCAGCGTGGCACTTGTTACACAGCACTTGATAGCCTGACGCTTCTAGGAACATTCTGTCAATGTAGGTGTTCCAATCTACGAAGCCGACTTCTGGTTTAACTACAGGATCAATATGATCAACTGCTGCGTTGTTACGTTTACGTTTACGTCCTTCAAGTGGTGGAAGAGTGGCTGGGCCGTGTTGCTTGCAGATAGCGCATTTGTACACACCTCTGCTGACCCAAGCCTTCTTCTTTACATCGTGCTTTACACCCCATTTACTGTGTGCTCCACGCAATGCTGAGATTATGAAGGAACGGAAACGTGCTTCTGTCCATCTACCGTTGTTCCGCATGTTTTGACATTTCCCAAACTTTGTTGATGCTAAGGTTGTGACAATCAGCTCTGACAACAAAGCCGTTATCTCCGTCAACTTCTCCTTTTTTTAAGAATCTTGAGTTTTCAAAGTAAGCTTCTTTGTCTACTAAACCTAAAAACCAAGCCTTAGTTAACTCGTTGTTGACTCTAACGAAGGCGTAGTAATCACATCCTTGTTTTGTATTGAAGTTAGAGATACTACAGTCATAGTAATCTCTGGGTTTTACTTTAGTTTGTTTGGTTTTTACATCTATTTTTTTACCATCGTTTGTTATTAAATCGTAATCATACGTGTTAGCTTCCTTAGCGTTAAAGTAGTCTTGCATAACAGCCTCACCAACAAAGCCGCAAATGTTTCCTCTTCCTTGTCTTATACTGTTATTTAACACGCCCATCTCTCTAGACTTTTCTTCAGCCTTGACTACGTGTTGTTTTGTAACCTCTAGTTCAATCATTTTTAAACTCCCATACCTGACCTTCGTACCTACGTAGCCAGAGCATCCTACCATTCTCTATCACTCTGTCTTCGTCTCCCTCGTACATTTCTACGCACTTGTCATAGAATTCCTGCTCAGTAGTACAATCCTTCAGTATCTTCTCTGACTTCTTCTCACCGATGCCGTGGATGCCTACGATGTTATCGATTCGATCACCCATTAGTATCTGTCGGTAGAAAAAGCGTAAGCCGTCCTCTGGCTTAACATAGTACCTACTCTTCTTTACAAAGTTATAATGCCACCCCGGTATCTGATCGAAGTCCTTATCGATAGACACCATAATGGCTTTGTCACCGTGAGTGGTAGCTGCTATTGCTATGGCATCGTCTGCCTCTTCTCCTTCAGTAACGACAGCAGCCCACTTGCTAATAAGATGATCCCGGAGTGCCTGTATATGCACTGGTTTCTCTTTATCTTTACGGTTTCCTTTGTACTCAGCAGTAACGGCATATTCCTTTCGGAAGTTTCCTTTGCCTGTCAGATACAGAACATAATAGTCTGACTCCTCGTCTACGCTTAGTTCCAGCAACAGGTCAGAGATAAAGCCATCGATGGTGCTGATGGCTGTCTTCTCAGATTCTCCGTTACACGACCAGCCTACACGATAGACTAGAATATCTGCATCAATTAAGATCACAATGCTTCTTCCAGAGAAACTTCAACTGCTTCACCGCCATTACCGCCGTATGGAATTAAGTCAGTGACTACTAACTTCAGCAGTGTAGGGCTGCGTCCTGCTTGTCCTGCTGGTGATCTCCAGTCGTAGAAGCTTACAACAGCTTTAGCTTTAGAGCCGTTGCCTACTAGGATTCCTTTGATCTCATCACCATCGGTATCGTAAATACGGATAGGGTGGCTAGACTTTGCAGTGATGAAGTCTCCTTGACCATCCTTTCGACGTACCGTTAAGCCCATCATTTCAAGAGCCTCAACTGCTGCTTTAGAGAGATTAGCCAAGTCTACTTGATACTTACCTGACATACGGTTTGGTTCGTTAAGGCTTGACCACATCATTTCTGCGTTGATTGTTACTGGTTTTGCTTCGCTCATATCAATTACCTTTTTAGTTTATTTAGTATATTATAACATTTTAGCATTGTTTTGTCAATGCGTCTCTGCCCAGTTGTTCCCTACTTTGTACTCACCATCAAGAGGACAGCGCAGGTTTAGCTCCGTTCCTGCATTCCTGATGGCTCTTACTGCTGCTTTGCCTACTGTATCAGCAAAATTCTCTGGTACTTCTATCTGAAATTCATCGTGAACATTTACTACTAGCTTGTATGGTATGTTGTAACGGTTTAAAGACTCTACCAACAGCACCAATGCCTTCTTCATTACAACAGCACCCGCACCTTGTAACAGCGTGTTTAGTGCAGAGTGCTCGCTCCTGACCCTGAGACGTCTACCATCTAAGCCCGGCAGTGTTCCGTTAGCGGCAAAGTGTGCCACACGCTTGCGTAGGTTATCCAAAGCTGGTGTGTTTCTGAGAAAAGAGTTGATTAACTTATCACCCTCCTTATAGCCACCGCCTACTATCTCACCAATCTTAGCTGCTCCAGCACCGTACAAGAAAGCATAGATGAATGTCTTCGCCTGATTGCGGTCAGTGAGACCCGCTGCTTTCATGTTAGTAGTGTGAATGTCACCACTTAGTATTTCATTAGTGTAGTGATCATCACGCATATAATGTGCAAGCATACGCAACTCTAATCCACTGGCGTCAATACCGACTAGCTTGTGGCCTTCAGGCACTGTCCAGAAAGACCTACACTCTCTGCCATAAGGAGCAGACACAGACGGTACTTGTGCCATGTTAGGGCTGTGATGCGTCATACGGCCTGTTATAGCACCGTTGGTGATCACTCTACCGTGTACTCTGCCTTCTTTCTCAAACGACAACCACGAGTCAATCTGGGCTGTTCTCTTTTGCAATAGTAAGTAGTCGTATATCATCTTAGCTTCAGGGATGTCGATGTTCTCTAACACCTTCTCATTAACAATGATCGATCCCTTTTCAGTTTTCTGTTTAAACTTTACACCAACACTTTGTAGCCTCTCTGCAATCTGCTTGCGTGAGCCAACGTTAAACTCAGTTACCTTGTCCTTCAATTGTTTTCCTGTCTTCTCGCTCCAGCGTTCCTCGACTATCGGTGGAAACACTTTCTGCAAGTCCGTTGTTATTTGTCTCATCTTGTGTGTCAGGTCTTGCCACAGGTTCGTCGCTCCTTCTACGTTTAGCATGAAACCATTGCGCTCCTGTTGAGCCGTGATGATAGCGACCTTCTCTTCTAAATCTACGCACTGCTCCGAAAACTCCTCGCTTTTCAGCTTTGCTGTTAAATGTTTATACAGTCTGGTGGTGAGTGCTACGTCCTGCTTGCAATAGTCAATCATTTCCTCAGATAGACCGCCATCATAATCGCTGAAGTCAATCTTGTGATCACCAAAGCGCTTACCCCAAGCGTTTAAGCTGTGTCCGCCGTCCTCGGACGGACTCCACAATCTACTGAGAACTAAAGTGTCGCGTAGTTTCTCATCAGGTAAGCGCAGACCCCACACCTTATCAAGCACTGGTGCGTCAAAGCCTATGATATTGTGACCAATAATACTAATAGAGTCACGGATTAAAGGCTCAAGAGTCTCAGGAGACGTATGCACAACGACATTACCAGAGGGAATCTCCTCAGTAACTACGCACCAGATCGTGTCGTGGCTGGTGTTTGTCTCTATATCTAGTGTAATCAACATAGTATTGTCTCGCTGCATTGTCTCTATCACTATACTTGTTATAAGGGTTTAAATGCTTGACCGCTGCTTTTCGTTCTTGCAGCTCAATCACCAAATTGCCAATCTTGCTCATATTCTTGACTCTCCAATACGTTATCAGCTTCTGTTCTTAGATCGTCCCTGTCGATTGTAGCAATGTCTTCGTCAGTGTAACTGAAACAAGTATTACACATATCAAGATAGTCGCCACTATGTACAGACTTTCTAGTTGACTCAAAGTCTGAAAGTGCTTTGTTACACGCTACACATCTCATTTTATAATCCCTCTTCTTTTAGTTCGTTCATTCTACCAGTTCTCTGGTCAAATAACAACCCACCAGCTTTACCTGTAGTACCACAAAAACGATTCTTTAGCACCCTAACATGAGTGGTGTTTCTCTCTATAGGGTCGTCTGCCTGACCGTTACGCTCCAATCCTATCACCATGTCTGAGAGCTGTGCAATACTAGCAGACCCTCTGAGCTGTGATAGAGAGCTTACAGCGCCTTCCTCGTGGCCTTTGCCATCCGGTCTCTTCAAGTGGCTGACCATGAATAAGGTTATACCTGTTTCCTGCACTAACATCCGCAGCTTGGTGCAAATCTCATCCAGTGCTTTACGCTCGTCACCGTTGCTTTGAGCAGACACCACAATACTAACGTGGTCGAGGAATAGGAACTTTGTGTCAAGTGCTTTAGCCATGTAGCGACACCGGGCTATGATGTTGTCAACACTGGTAGAGCCGAAGTGATCAAACAGGAACAATCTCTGCGTCCCCATAGTGTCTTCGAAGGCTTCCCAGCGCTCCTCTTCAGTGCTCTCTACGTCCGGCAGGTGTAGTGGCTTGTTAGCTGCTAAAGACATAAGCGACAGTGCGGTCTTGCGTGCGTTCTCTTCAAGGAACAGTAGACCAATGTTATCCTCTGAGTTCTTCAATATATGCCAGACAATCTCACGCACAAATTGAGACTTACCAAGCCCAGAACCGGCTGTAATGGTAACCAGCTCTGCCTCTCTGATGCCATAGGTTAGCTTGTTTAAACCGTCCCACGGGTACATGACAGCACTTTTCTCTACTGGCTTGTTTACCTCATCCCAGAGTGAAGCGCCATTGATAATACCATCGGGTACAAACTTCTCTGCTGCCCAGAATGCTGCTGTGAATGCTTTAGTGTCATTGGCAACTAAGTAGTCGCTAGCATCTTTGTAGCCGTTGGTGTGCTTCATGACCGACGACTTGCCACCAAACAACTCTGCAACCTCTCTGGCTGCTTTAGTGCCGGGTTCATCACTATCAAAGCATATAACAATGGTATCGAAGCTGTCGAGAAACTCGTATGCTTCCTTACAGTCCTTCAGGGCACTCTGAGCACCGTTGCTGACACTAACGCAAGGGAACTTACTGCCCTGCATCTGGTAGGCTGATGCGGCATCGTATTCGCCCTCACAGACTGTAATGTACTTACCACCACCGTTGAATAGTTGCTGACCGTATAGACCTGCTGATTTCCAATCTCCAACAACAGAGAACTGCTTGTCTGGTAGTCTGACTTTAGCGGCAACAGGTATTGTAGGACTCTCTGGATCATAGTATGCAAAGTAGGTTTTCTCTGGTGTTTCGAGGATGCCGTAAGTCTTTGCAGTGTCAGTGGTTAAACCCCTGCTGATTATAGAACTGTAGCGACCAGTGGTCAGCATATTCTCAATAGCATTGAATGCTGGCTTTGGTACTGGTTCTTGACTCTTTGGAACCTCAACAGAGAACTGACCATCGTGCGGTTTAGTGTATATTCCGCAACTGTAGCAATAAGTACTTGTGTTGTCGTTAATTTGTAAAGCATCGCTGCTGCCGCAATCTGGACAGGGTTGGTGTATTTTACTCATTGTCCACTCCTTCCAACAAGGTCTCGTTTATATACTGCTGTGATATTCGCACCCATTTGCGGGCATACTAATATAATGTCAGGTAATCCATTATCATCGTGTTCACCACCTTCACCACAGATAAAGAATGAACCACTCTTGTCAGGTTGTGTGTGGAACCAAATCTTGGTCAGTTTTTTGAAGAGATTGTATTCTTCGTCAGTGATTTCTTTCATCACGCACCCTTCCAATTAATCAACACTTGCATCAATTCCCACTCACCGTAAGTGAGACTGAATTTCTCGCCACCACTCTTGCGGTCAATACAAATATCGTACCCTTCACCGTTGCTCCACTCAGTGACTTCCATGTAGTCATTGTCACCGCTCAGGTAGCAGTAACCTTTGAGTTCTGCAAATACTGCTCGTCTTTGATCTACTTTGATACTCATAATTCATCCCCTAAACGGAAATCAACAAACACTTTCAATGTACGACCATCGTCCTGATACGATAACCAAACAAACTCGTCTTCCTTGAGATACTTCACATAACCACGACCAGTCTCATCAATCACTTCAACACGATTGACTAACTTGCAGTTTGCTTTCCGCTCCATGTCACACAGTTCGTTGTACCAACCCCAGGCGAGTTTCTCTAGAGTCTCACGGTCTGC